GGCATCAGTACATCCCCGAAGAAGTCTTACCAGGGCTACCAGAAAGCTTACGCATCATAGCCTTCCTACGCTCCTCATCCTCGTCATACTTAGACTTTTGAGGGGCAAGACGATTACCCATACTCGATTTGTCACGATACATTATGAAAGTCTCTTTCGTATAGCCTTTTGCCTTGCTGCTGCCATATTATCAACAAGATTAGGGTAAGGGCGACCCGCAGCTTTAGCACGACTCTTAGCCTCAGACTTTTGCGCAGAAGTCAAAGACTTCCGCTCACTCTTAGGTTTAGGGTTCTTTGTTTCCCAAGGCTTGCTCACGAGAGCCTCCTCAGCAAAGCATCCCGCCGGGCGGCAGCTTTATTGTCTCTAATAGTATAGCCCGCCCTGTTCCTTACTTTACCAACAGTAGGCATAGGTCGTCCAGTTCCATAATGCTTTTTTCCAGCAGCATACGGGTTAAAACCGCCGCCTCCCTGAGGCACACGGCTAAACTCTGTACGAACACGGTTCACTACGTAATCTCCTTAGACACCGTTTGCTTCGGATTCACGTACGTCATCAATGAAAACAGTCTAACAGGAGCGTCCGCATTAGTACCTGTCGTCTCAAACGACACAGTGAAATAAATCTGTCGGAATCGAAGAGACTTAAGGAACTTAGTAAACACGCGGCGGAACGTCAACGCAGTCTCCGTTACCGATGTCGACACTGCTGCCGCACTAGACGCAGGGTTAAGCCACGTATTCAACAGCGAAGCCTGCCAAGTTTGGCTCAACAAGTTCTGCCACGTTGTCACATAAGACTGAGTAATAGGATACGCCGTACCAACGACAGTGCCCTTAAACCTAGCATCCAAACCCCACCAAAACAGACGCTTGTAAATAGAACTTGCCTGGTAATTAAAGTTCTTCGTTTGAATATTGCACGTCATCGTCTCCGACACGCCACTCACATATTCATCAGTGATCTGCAGCAGCGGGGCTGTACGAGAACCACCAGCAGGTACCGTTGCGTTGCTGTGCGTCAAAACAATAGATTTGTCTTGATCATTGCTCCACGTCGCCATTTTGCACAAAGTACCGTACGTGTCAGAAGACCACGTAGTCCAAGCACGCGTCCGCAAACTGTACACAAACATTTGATCAAAATACGTAAAGACAATACGCCGGTTAAACTCTGACACTGCATACTCGTTGTGAAAACCGGACGTAGCCGTTGAACTAAACGGTGTCTTTACGTTGATCTGTGACGCACGGTTATTACTAAACTCGTACGCTTTATCGTCATACATAAAGTAAATGTAAGACTCAAACTGTGTAATCGCATACCGCGAGTTCAACCCAACTGTCGGCAAAACAGATGATACAACCGCAGCCGCAGGATCGGACGTATACTGCAAACCAAACGTAGAATTAGTGCGAAAAATCAGCAACGTGTTGAAGTACACAACAAGGGCTACAATATTCTGCCCGTCACCAGACCCAATATCAACAAAATCGTTACTCGCTACCCACAAAGACGGGTCAGCTGTCGTTTTAGACCTATACAACCTTGTACCCTGATTTGTGCTGTCTTTACCCTCAGCAACCCACAAACGTCCCTTAAACGACACAATTGTCTCGCCTTTAGGCATGTTCGCGTCAGCTGTAAAACCACCACTTACAGTCCAGTAACCGCCAGGATTAGCGGAACCGACATGCGCTGTCAGCCACGCCTTGTCATCGAACTGTACAAAACCAGCAGCAGCAATCGTGTTAGTAATAAGAGTCCACGAAGTACCATCAAAATAGTACGTACTGCTGCTGTTATCGCTTGCAATTAAATATGACTCCGTTTGTGAAACCTGAAATGTACCAAGAAACTCCATGTCCCCAGTTGTGTCAAGTGGAAAATCGATACCAAGGTCTTGAATAGGTGGACGTGATTTAAGCGAACCGTCAAGGTCCAACTCAAAATTGTTGCAGACGGTAAGTTCGTTGTCTGCGATGGCGGTAGGGTCACTGAACGTGTTGAGGCCACCAACGAAAGGCCCTACCTGTATCGACGTACCCGGCATGGCCTCTCCTAGATAAGCTCGAACGTAATGTTAGTCTCGTATGTCATGCTGGCAGCAATACGCTCGTTTTCGCCCCGTTCGGCAACACTAGAGCTGTACTCTGCCTGCTTGATTGCCATCATTTCGGGGTTTTCGTCCATTTCGTAAGCCTTCATCAAAACAAAGTTCACGATGTCGGTAAAGCACTCGTTAGGAAGTGCGAGCACATCACTGGCGGTAGTGGTTACGTCTGTCGGCTGTGCTGTGTACCTAATCGTCATTGTGTAGTTTTGGATAGGGTTAGGCCAGAAAATTACGTCACCGCCCCAGGAATACCAAAATTGTGGAGCGCCTGTCTCTAACCCTTCAGGGTCTGAGACAGAAATGCTTTCCTCCGCCTGAGAAACAGGAATATTTCCGACACGTCTTCCATCAAGCAGAATAGACGCAACCTGGTCGATCTTAGGTGTTACAGAAGTTAAAGAATATGTGGCAGTACCGCCAGTAACAGGCAACGTTGCTGTCGTCTGCAACACCTGGTTTTGCTTAGAAATATCGACCTGCGCTTCGTTAATCCAACGCACAATATCGTCATTCGTCAGCTGCACACCAGCTTCGTCACCAAATACACGCTTTACAGCGTTATACACATCACCAACTGTTTTACTGGGAGAACTATAGCTCATCGTTCAAACTTCCTGCCATTGTGGGTAAACGTGTGCTTCTTGTTCCGCCCACCAGTAGCCATGAAAGCACCAAACTCTAGTCTATCTTCTAACTCGTCCTCTTGTCTTTTAAACTCCATCAATTTCTTGGCGTTTTCTTCCGCCTCAATACGGGCCAGCACGTTTTCGGCACCGTGACGTACAATATCCCCGTCAAACAACCACGCAATAACTTTGTGCGGTTCTCTCATTTCTTCTTCCGACAGGTAGCGCACAACATACTCTTGCATGTTATCCGGCTTGTCGATGATAGCCCACGGCTTTTGCTGCTCTTCGGGAGTGCTGCGATCCTTGACAGGTATATACACGAGGCTATACGTGTCTTTAAAGTCTTTTAAAATTTGGGCAACACGAATATGATCCTCGCGCACAAATTCGCCAAGGTCTGAGTTATATACCTGTGATGATTGTCCTAATGTACTAAACATACGCCGATTTTATCCTAAATTCCCGCTACCTGGCCCCATGTAAGGCCGTTTTGATTTACCCACTCTGTTCCGTCATACACAAGAAAATCATTGTTTGCAGCACTGGTAATAGTTACGTCATCAATGTCGTGAATGTGAGTGCTGGGTAGGGCGCGAACAACTATACGTCCACTGTTTGCGTCAACACGAGTTACTGCCGCAATTGGCCTGCGCCAAGCAGGTGCGACAGGCTGTGTTTTAGTGAGCACTCCTGGGCTGCTTGCGTCAATGTATAGCAAATCGCCAAGGGCCCACCCCGCATAGTCAGTTTTAATGTGGTCAACCGCACCAAATTGCATAACAAAACCAAAGCCGTCAGCATCAATTTCCTGGTACGTGATACCCACAAGTAAATCCGGCTCGTAACTTCCGTTCGACACAGCTGGGGTAACTGTTACGGTATCGCCTGTGGCTCCCGCAAACATGACCGGAGTGCCTTTAGCTATTGGGGTAGAGCCGGACGAGTTTTTAACCCGAATACCGTGCATCTGACCAACACGCAGATTTACTGCGTCTGGCAGCCCCACAACCAACGTGTCAAAGTCAGCATCCCACGAAATTTCTCCCTCTTCGGGGTCGTGCGCTGCTGCAGTGTCAAAATCAATATAATCAACTTCAGTTAGGTTGCCGACAGCAGAACCGTCAAAACCAACTGTCTGAGTACCACTGTCGTATGTAATAGGCAGTGTAGCTGCGACCACTCCAGTAGGTCCGGGAGGGCCAGCAGGTCCCGTGTCACCAGTATCTCCCTTAGGTCCGACAGGTCCTACACTGGCAGCAAAAACAGTCCCATCAAACAAATACAGCGTGTCGTCAGTGGTGTCAAACCAAATATCACCAGTTGCTGGGTCAGTGGGTTCAACAGTACCGACAGTTACGGTAACACCAGTACCTCCTCCCCCAGCACCATTAACCCACTGACCCGCATCTGCGTCGTAAACGAGCGTTTGCCCATCTTCAACATCAGTAAGAGTTACCGTTAAAATCTGCTTTCCAGCGTTATCGCTGTAAAACTTCCACTCATAATCGGAAAGAGAAAGGCCCTCTGGTAGCGCAGAAACCGCTTGATAGAAGAGAAACTTGTTTTCCATGACACTCCAAAAAGATGATGGCCCAACCCCATTATAGGGGCTGGGCCATCTTTTTACGAAGCTTAGGCTTCAGTAATGTCGTCGATCAGACCGTGGCTGTTACGACGGTCAGTACCAAGCTCGTGGTACTCAACCATGCGAGCGTAGTATGCGTCGTAGTCACCGCTGTTGTCACGAACCTGCTTCCACATCGACCCATCCCGGTCAATGAAGTGCCAGTCTTCGTCACGGTAGTAGGTCAGCGCGTCTTCGTTGATGAACCACTGCTTGTTGAGCGGTGCATCGGGGTCAGCCACGACAGGAATCTCTCCCTGGTCAGTGGTGAACGCGAGACCAGTGAATCCACCAGTGAACTGCTGCGTGTTAACAGTCTGACGCAGCTGCGACAGAAGGTTAAAGTACGCACGGCGAACACCGAGCGACTGCAGAATCAAAGTGGTGGAACCACCCTTGGTGCGGATGCTGTCAACCATGTTAATCATCAGGCTCTCGGACAGGGCACGGAGGGTTCCGCTGTTGTCGTCAACAGTGGCCTTCCACTCAGGCTCAGTCGAGGGGTCGATGTTGTAGAGAGTACCGGAGTCGCTGACAATTGCAGCAAGACCAGTAAGCTCACGGTTACCAGCAGCAGCCACACCAGAGCCCTTACGCACGATGATGTCGCCATCAGCAAGCGCGGTACCAGGAGTGGTGGTGAAGGTGACGGTCCCAGCAGCAACGTCAACGGAGTCGATAACGAGTCCGCTGTTGTCAACAGTGGTTCCGGACTGGGTGTCCACAACAGCGCCAACCTGGAACAGGCGAGCGTCGTAGACGGGGACAGTTGCACCAGTGTTAGCACCGGAAGCGACACCAATGGCACCGTTTCCAGAACCGTAAACCTGGCGGTTCATGTCCTTCTTAAGGTCGTTCTTCAGACCCTCAACCTCGTTGTCCAAAGCCTTGGCAAAAGCCTTAGCGTCGGTGTCAGAGAGGCTAATAGCCTGACCAGTGAGCTGGACACCACCGTATGCGTACTTAAGGTTGACGCGTGCGGCGGCGTGTCCCTGCTGACCAGGAGTCGGCAGAGCTTCGGACTCGAAACGAGAACCGATACCAGCGTTACGACGGGTGTGAATTGGGAAAGTAACATACTTTCCGCCTACCTCGTTGGTGACACCAGAACCACTGCGAGTAATACGCTTCAGAGCGACGATTTCGTCGTTGAGCTGCTCGCGGATACGGCCCTGGTAGACCTCCTTGAGGTAGGAATCAATAGTTGCAAGGGTTGCAGCCATTGTCTTTCCTTTCTGTTTGAAAGGAGATTAAGCCTTATGCGCCTTGCTGGATCGAGCCTGCAATCAAGTTCTGTACATCTTCTCTCGACATTTTACCGAGAGGAGTGTCGGGACTTGCTTGCGGCAAACCACCAGATGTCGGCAACAGCTTTGGGGCTGAATCTCCGGGTCGCGGTACTGCGCGAATTCGGTTAACTGTGTTTTCGACGTACTGTTTAGCAACATCCTCAAGCTTCACAGACTTGCCATCTGTTTGCATTTGGAAAGCTGCTCGCATCAAAACTTCCTGAACGTCCTCTTCAGCAAAGTCAGGATACTGCTTTTTCAGTTCGCCAATTTCCTGTTCAAGAGCTGCATCTGCTTCCTGTTGAATCTTTGTCTGCTCTTGCTGCTCAAAGAACTCCTGAAGTTTCCTTTGTTGTTCTTCAAGCTGAGCTATACGAGGATCGACAGGTGCTTCACCAGTCTCGTTCGCTTCTTCTTCATCAACCGCATCCTGAAGCTCGGCTTCAGTTTCCGGTAGACGACCATTTTCCTTTAGGAACTGTCCCAAAGCGTTGTAAATGGTTTCAGGTTCCGTATCGAGCTTTTGAGCAATTGCAGCATAGCTTTGCAGCTGCTCAGGAGAACCAAGCTCAGAATACTGCTTGAGCTGCTGGTTCAACGACGAGATACGCGATTCAGCGTTCTTGTCAAAGTTCTTAAGGTCATCCTGAATAGCGTGAAAGCTAACAGGGT